CACCATGTCCAGCCATAAATTCATCAACCGCGTTTGAGACAATTTCGATTAAAAGCTGAGTGCTATATTCGGTGCTTCCGCAATATACGCCTGGTCTTAATCGAGTAAAATCCCTAGGTGATAATGACTCTATACTATCATCATTATAAAGTTTACTCATTATTTTTTCTCCTTATTTTATTTTCTTATATTATTATATCATATTTTTTTTAATTTGTCAAATTTTCCAATATTTTACATATTTTTTATATTCAGTAGCCAATTTATCAGCCATTTCATTGCCAAATATCCCATTATGTCCGGCTACTTTTTTTAACTCAGCATGATTAGGATCATTGAATATTTCAAATAGTTCCTTAAATAAATCAAGATTTTTTGGTTCTTTTTTATCACTTTTAATCCAGCCATTTTTTTCCCAGTTAAACATCCAATTAGTTAAAGAATTTAAACAATAAGCTGAATCCGTATAAACAATATAAGTTTCATTTGGATGTTCTTGTATATATCTATATGCAGCAAGAATCGCAATTAATTCCATTTCATTATTAGTTGTCTGATGCCTATCTCCACGAAAAAAATGTATTATTTTATCATTTTCATCAAGTACAATGTATCCCCAGCCACCCGGACCTGGGTTCCCACTGCACGCTCCATCTGTATAAATATATTTCATTATTTTTTCCTTTCATTTTTATTTCTATATATATTATAACATATTTTTTTTAAATTGTCAAATTTTAGCTGATAGAATAACAAAAAAAAATGGGTAGTCTATAAAAGACTACCCATTATATATATTTAAGCTCCGACTTTCTTTTTAAAATCTTCCCATTTTTTATTATTTTGTCCAGTGAAAGGTGCAGGACAACTTTTTCCATTTACATCCCAATGTCTAATAACAGTTTTAGCATTTGGACAATATTTTCTAATATAAGAAATCAGCCATTTAACTGCTTCCTCTTGTTCTTCATTGGTGCCGTATATACAATCGCATAATTCAATAGATACACTATTTGAATTAGTGCATTTCTGATAATATTTTCCGGCTCCTTTATCCTTTGTAAAAAATCCACCTACTGACCAAGCTGTCCTGTTCATATTAATAGTTTTTACAATATCACCCTTTTTATCTACAAAGAAGTGTGCACCAGCTGCGCGCGTGTTGCCATTTTGAAAATACTTTCCATTACCAACGGCTGTATCACCTTTATTGCCAGTGTAGTGAATTACTATATAATAAATATCTTTCTTATTTCGTTTACTTGAACTATTGTATGAAACAGTTTTAGCAGGAATCTTCTTTATTCTACCCATATTATTCCTCCTCTGAATAGTCTACACTAGCAAATTCTCCGCTATCTATTCTAACTGCTTGTTGATCTCTTACCTTTAAATATTCTTCGTCCTTAAGATCAACTTCTGGGATACCTTTGATTGACCACAAAAGAGAAAGAATACCTGCTACAGTAGACGCGGAAGCCACTTTAATCCAATCAATATCGCTCAGAAGAACACCTGTACCGATCATAGCGATAGCTGCTTCAGCTACTGTTTTAATAGCTCTGATTCCAGCAGCTTTAAACCAATCTTTATTCATTTCTTTTCACTCCTTTATATTTTTATTAAATAAAAAAATAGCTGAATTATAAACCTTCAGCTATTTTTGCTATTTTACTTCTATGTATATTTTTAAGTTTCACTTCACCATAACAAGATTGACCTTTAAAAACTTGCGAAACACGTTTCATTCCATTATTACTTCCTGCATACATAGATAAGTCAACTTGAGCATCTGCATCTCCATCAAGAATACATATACTATCTTCACCTATACGTTGTAAAGCTAATTTCATTAATTCTATATCTAGATTCTGTGCTTCTGTGATATAGATACCTGCTCTCATTCCAGAAGTATCAAAACCTCGTATATCACTCATTGGTAATAAGATTAGTTGACCATCTTCTATAAGGCGTTCAACTCCGCATCGATCTCCAATTTTACTAATTAAAAAATTACCTATTTGACTATCAAGTAATTTTTCAGTGCGGGAACCAGGATAAAATCCTAATTTAGCAGATCCTTTAGTTGCGACAGTATTACAAAAAATAATTATTTTTTCTATTTGTCCTTCTTCCAAAAGACTGAATAAATAACCCATTGAAAGTAGAGATTTTCCACTTCCCGCGGGTCCTTTTAACATTGTAATCTGGTTATGTGTTAAACTGTCTAAAGCACAAGCTTGATAGGGATCTTTGTTTATAGGAGCAATCTTCCCTAATTGATTTGATCTAACACTTATAAAAGGAATATCTTCATAATGATTTCCTATCCATTTATATTTATCAACAATATTATTATTGTCGTCTTTTATAAGAAGATATTCATTTTCTAATAAATCATATATGTTATTATCTTTACAAAAATGCAAACCATAAAAGTCAGCCATTTCTGTTTCAGATAATTGAATTTCTTTATATCCTATATATTCTTCTTCATCATCTTCAGAAAAAGAAACTTTAAGACCAATATTTTTAGCTAAATGATAACAAGCTAAATCATCTGTTATTAAAACTCCATTATTAAATGCTTTCTTTGCACAGATAATTATTTTGCTATCATTCGAGTGCGGGAGGTCATATTCCTGTAATAAAGTTTTATCACTTTCATTGAAAGTAATTACAGTATACTTATTTTCATTTTCTTTGAGTAAGTGAAGCACCTTCCGCGCACGCCACTTAACTTCTTCATCTTTTGTTGCAGATGTCTTTATTTCTTCTAATTCATTAAGAGTAATATTTGAAATAAAGAAATTTTCTTTAAATGCTTTAGATTGCAATTTTAATAAACTACAAGTGTCATAGAGCTTATTTGCCAATATTGAACACCATCCTTGTAAGTATTTTTAGGTTACATATAATATAAAAAAGTTTAGTTACTCTTTAACCTTTTTTGCCCTTTTTTCAAAATACTTATCTCTATTATCCATCATTGTTTTTATTGCTTTTCTTGTAACTTCAACTTTTTCCTTAGCTATATCATACTTTTTCTTCGCAATATTAAGTTGATGAAACATTACTTTTGCGGATGGTGAATCTTTATCAAATGCTTTTGTGCAAGAACAAGCTTTTATAAAATTACTAATAGTATGGTACTCGTCCTCTCTTAAATCTCTTTCATACTGAAATGCGTGAAGTATAGCTCTAGCTTCAGATAATCTTCCTCCAAAGAGTTCTGAAGGATTAGGTTCATCAGGAGCTGCGATAGCATCCCCCATAAAAAGAAGTCCTAAATGACGAATAAAAGTTGTAGATTCTTTTGTTCCATCTTCATTTTCTTCATAAATATTGTCTATAAATTTCATAACTCTTTCTCCTTTTTTATTCCAGATCTCTGATGGAATAGCCAACCTACCCAGCAAAGTGCTCCAGCAATAGCAGGAATATTATCTATAGTTACATTAAATCCAAAGGAATTAATTCCTCTAACAAGAGCTTCTCCACATACAAAAGTAGAGAGCCAGCCTAAGAAATATCCTACCCAGAATACAAGCAGAGGAATTATAATAAGAGTAAGTACAATAAGACCAATTCCGCCTACAATTGCAGCACCTGCGCCAGTACCTTCAGCAACTCTATTCGCTATAGACCAATTATTACGACTCATTTATTTTCTCCTTTCTATAAATATTTTTCACATTCTTTTGCTTTATTTTTTATATCTAAAATAATATTATCAAGTAATACTGGTGTACAATCGTGAGAATCCACTCCTGCATGATAACAAAAAGGCATTTCATTATAAAAATTAGTTTTCTGATGCGTATGACCATACAGATTTACTAAATGTCCTTTTATATTATTATCTTTTTCAAGATTGGAGGTAATCGTAGGATAATGACAAAGGAAAAAATGTATTTTATCATATTTCAGATACTTTGCTTCGCATACTTCAACCACATTCCAACAATCTGGATATAGTGCCATACGGGCGTCAGTATCGTGGTTCCCGCGAATGATATGAATATTTCCTTTTAATTGTTTTATACAACTGAGTCCTGCTTCATTATTCCCCAGCATGCAATCTCCAAGGCAGTAGACATCGTCGTCAGGTTGAACAATAGCATTATGTCTTTCAATAATAGCATTATTCATTTCATAAACTGAATTAAAGCCTCTTACCTTCCATACGAACTCACGATCATGCCCGAAGTGCCAGTCAGAGGTCATGAAAATCCGTCCCATAATTGCCATTCTCCTTCCAATCTTCTTCAACTATAATAATCTGCTCAAATCCTTCTTCTTTTGTTGGCATTTCAAAACTTGCATACATTCTTGCAATCGCAGATTCCGGAACCAATGCTAATCCTTCTCTCTGTGCATTTCTCTCAAGGCAAGTTTCAAGAGTTGTATTCATAACAACTGCTTTTAAAGTTACATTTTTCAAAAGATGCCTCATTCTATTAAAAACTTTAGCTCTTCCTCTTTTATTTAAATGAGTTGCATCTATTATGGTAACATCATAAGTTTTTACTGACTTCATAATCTGTGAAATAAACTCTTCAAATACTTCTGTTTCTTTTGAAAAATAATCATCTTTATCAGAGATTATTGAAAAACGAATTTTATCTCTTGATACAACATTTATTGTATTAGGATAATATTTAGACATACTTTTTATCCAAGTGCTTTTTCCACTACCCGGCGTTCCTACCATCATCATAAGTTCTGGTTTTTTCAATTTTTCCATTGTTTATCAACTCCTTTAATTGACCGTATGTCATTTTTCGTTGTCCATGTTCATTAAAATTAGCATATTCAAATTCTGTTTTAAAATCATCAAAAGTATACTTTGTATAAGGTTTTATTTCAACATGATTAGTTTGGATTCCGCATTTAAGACAGTATATTTTTTTCAAATGTCCAGCTTCTCTTTCTTGACCTCGTTTTCGTTGAATAGGAATTCCTTTATTTCCGCATTGGGTACAATAAAATTCACTTTCTATAAAATTGTTGCACACAACTATACAACACCTTCTTTCTTTTATTTTTTTCTATATATATTATATCATATTTTTTTATAAAAGTCAAATATATTTTTTTATAAAATTATCAAAATCAAGAGCATCTTCTGGATATAATATTTCTAATGCTTCTCTTGATGCAATTCCCACCAAACCTAAAAGGCTTGCTGCATCAATATAGCGATTTCCACTTTTGATTATAACATCTCCATTAACCTGTTCTGCTTGTCTTGCTAATTCAGTTAAATCAAAAGCATTAGTAAGTTTAATTTTTACACTTTTATATTTCATTTTCTCCTCCAACCAATTTTACTTTAACATTTTCATCAAATAATATATGTCTACCATCCCTATCAACACAAACCCATACGTTTTCTTGCCGAAGTACCGGTTTAATTTTTGTATAATATTTACCATTTTCAGCAATAAAAGAGGCAGAATCAGGAAGTTCTTTTATAGTCATCATCATTCTCCTTTTTTGCGGGGGCCCATACCCTGGCCCCCGCTTTTTATATTAACCATATTAAATAATAAATTGACTTGTTTCAAGTTGCAAATCTTCTATACATAATTTATTTAGATGTGTATATGGAATTCTAATTAATGGTATATTATTTTCTTTACACCATTGATTTTTTATCATATCTCTTTCATGTGTTTTTTCATAGTTTTCTCTTGAATTCCAGCCAAGACCATTTTCTCGAACATTTTTTTCAAAATGTTGTAATCCATCATATTCAATTAAATACATTAAATTATTATTTTCGTCAAATATAGCAAAATCAAATCTTGATTTGTGATGTTGATATATTAATTCTTTTCTTACTTGAACTAAATATTCTTTAGCATAATTAAAATTATTTTGTAAAAGAATTTGCTCAATTTTTTCTTCACCTAAAGATTGCCTTCTACAACCACAAGATGTAGTACGTCCTTCTCTAAGTGCTTTTCCGGATACTACACAAGTATTCCCACATTTACATTGGCAATTCCACATAGCTCGATTATCTTTAATTAATTCTGGATCTTCATTTCTATTTATTACTGTTAAATAGCCATAAATATGACCTGTTTCATCAATAGTATGTTCTTCATTGTATTTTTTTAATTTTTCTAA